CGAATCAGACACTCGGAATTTGTGTCAGAGGTCACCGGCTCAGTTGATTTTGAATTGACTGAGTATGCTGTTAATCCTGGTCTGTCGCACTCATTTCCGTGGTTGGCCAATATTGCACAGAGCTATGAAACCTACAAAATCCATGGACTCGTTTGGTGCTACAAACCAACATCGGGCGTTGCTGTCAACGCTCTTGATCCTGCGCTTGGTGTGGTGATTCTAGGGACTCATTATGATCCTGATTCTCCTTCATTTCTCACGAGAAGAGAAATGGAGTCCTATGAATTCACTACTTCTTGCTTACCTTCTGGTTCGATGATACACCCTATTGAGTGTAAACAGAATGGTCAGGCATTGGAATACACCTACAACCGCTATGGAGCAGTCCAAGATGAGGACCTCCGTTGGTTTGATCATTGTCGAACATCTATAGCCAGTCAAGGCATGCCAGAGGCGGGTAACGTCGTTGGTGAACTTTGGGTTAGCTATGATGTGGAATTCTATCGACCTAGAATTTCAGCATCCTCCTATTCGACTGCGAAGAGTGCTCATATACATGGGAACTATTATGACGATTTGTCGCCATTTGGTACCTCTGCTAGCACCGCAGTTGTTGGGAATTTGGATGTTTCTGTTGTCGACGGGCCATCTGGTGGATACGATACTCTCGAATTCATTTCTGGTCTTGATACTGGTTATTATCTTGTTTTCGGAATTTGGTGTGGCGCTTCGACCGCTTCACTGGGTACCGGTACTACTCTCACGAACATCAACTACGTCACTACGGCGTTTAAGAATGGTGCTTCTAGTGGGGTTAGTAACAACGCCGCCACGTCTGACTGTTACTTCCGGGCTGAAGTGTTCATTTTGACTGGTAGGGATGCCAAGTACCAAATCTCCTCTGCCACACTACCTGATTCTGCTGTCTCGTTTGACTTTTATGTCGCGCAGATTGACCCTGAAATCTTCTTGATGACCAAACCTGATCGCATCTCCGCTTTGGAGGCTGCAGTTAGAGGTCTCATGCTTCAGATGGGTCACGATGAGGATGACGCTAAATTTGACATTTCGTCACTTATGCCGTCAACTCTTCCCAGTGGATCTCGTGGTAACCCTCGTTTCAACTGACTTTGTCAGAGCACAACAGGGCTTGATTACTGTCCTTAGAACTAATTTGGTTCACGTAGTCTAGACTGCTAGGTCTAATTGTAAACTAGCACCGTCCGTCACACCAAGATTGGACGTTAAACCCTTGGAACCCTCTCTTATTGCGTTTGAGAGTAAC